CAACCTAACCACATTGCCAGAAGGTATAAGCAAGTTAGCCAATTTGAAGTATTTGGATTTACGTAATAACAACCTAAGTGGTTCAGAGAAGGAAAGGGTTAAAAGAATATTTGGGGATAAAGTTAATTTATAAAAAAATATATAAAAAGATAAACATGAAAAAAGGTAAAAAATTAATACTTGAGAATCTTCTTTATGAAGAAAACATTACAGAAAGACTTCACCCAAAATTGGAGGAGGATTTAAGGGAGAGTAGACATTCATTATCAGAATGTGGTATAATGCCAGAAGGTGATGAAATGACTAGTGAGATGAAATTAATTAGAGAAAGATTTAAAGAAGTGGTTTGGCGATGCCGTGCGGCATTTGATGTGGATGAAATAAATAATCGTGAAATGATGCAACAACAAATGCCATTGGTTAGAAATGCAATTCAAATGGAATCAAACCATAAAGAATTCCTACAAGAATTGGCCGTTAAGATGGTGTCTGAAGAATTTGATATACCAGAGGGGGCAATACAATTTGAAGCAGAATTAACCAATAATATAACTCTTGAAGGTACAATAAGTAATAAAGGACCACAAAGAATGGAAGAAGAGTTTGAATTTAATAATCATGATGAACTGGTTAATGCAAATTCTGAGGTTAAGAAAAGAAGAGTTTTAAATGCCATGACACAAGGGGCGGCAAAAAAGGTTAATCATATGTTTCATATGGTAAATGATGAGTTAGTTAACTTAAATCCAAGACTACCAAACATTTATAATAAAATGATGTCAGCCGCTGATTATATGTTTTTTATCATACCAAATATGGAAAAAATGGTTAGTGGTGGGAAGTCTGAATGTGATTTTAGTGGTGAAGCACCAAAGGTTAAAGCACAAGCTATGGTATTTCCAGTATTAGTTCATGAATTATGTAAGGGTGTTATGGAAGTATTGTCTTCACATGGCTTACCAAAAAAGAAGAAAATAGCTGTATATGTTATAAATAAAGCTGATTTCATTGAAGCAGAACCATGGGATATGCGTTTGGGGCCAGCAATATGGGGTAAATTTTGTAAGGCAATGCCAGATGAAGATTTTAACCTTAAGCATCATGTTTATGCTGATATGGCAAGCCTACCCCCAAAGGATTTTAACCCACTAATGAAAGAAATAATATCTGGAACAAAAAAGAGTAAGAAAGTAATTCAAAAAATGGTTAATGAAATAAAAGAACAGATTAAGGAAGACGAATTTAATGAAGCTATGGGGGACCAATACTTCAATGAAGAGGATTTATTAGGATAAGTATATGTTCAAGGACTATAAAAAAATATTTAAAAATAATAATGAATTATTAAATAAATCTGAAGTTCAAGAACTTATTGAGTATGTGTCAGAGTTAGAAGGTCTTATTATGGATAATAATATATCTAAGACATATTCAAAAGAAAAAATACTGTTTAATATACTAAAGGATATATATGAATCTTGTGAGGATTTAATAAGAAAAGAAGAAGAAAATATTAGATTTAAATTTAATGATAATATTGACTTTAAATCATCAATTAAATCACTAAAGAAATATATTGAGAAGTCGGATGAAGATTTTAATTTAAAATTACTATAAACCACCCAATTGGGTGGTTTTTTCATTTTAATGATTAGGTAACATATTTATATATATGCTAACTAATGAAGAAATATTAACAGAATACTTTAAGTCTCTTAAAGACCCCATATATGCAATTGAAACCTATCTTGAAACAAAGGATAACACACAAGGTGGTTTTGTACCATTTAATCTTTTTCCAAGACAAAAGGAGATAGTACGTGCATATGAAAGTCATAGATTCAATCTTGTGGCAAAACCAAGACAAGCTGGTATATCAACAACTACACAGGCATATATGGCCGTAAAGTGTGCATTTGCTGACTCAGATAACCCAGAAACGGTTTTACTTATTGCAAATAAATTAAAACTAGCACAAAAATTCCTTAGAGGTATAAAGGACTACTTATTGCAAATGCCAAGATGGGTATGGGGTGATGACTTTTATGGTACCCCAGAAAAAGAAAGGAAAGATATATTCTTATCAAACTCAAAAATAGAAGTTGAATTACCGAATGGTTGTCAAATAATAGCTGTGGCAACATCTGAAGATGCCTTAAGGGGTTATACTCCAACATACCTAATATTTGATGAAGCGGCATTTATTGATAACGGTGATGCGGTTTATTCTGCGGCAATGTCTTCTTGTGCTACTGGTGGTAAGGTTATGCTTATTTCAACACCAAATGGTATGGATTCCTTATATTATAAGACATATGAACAATCAAAGAGTGGTAAGAATAATTATAATATCATTGAAATGAGATGGTATGAAGACCCAAGGTATAATAAAGGGTTATGTTGGATTAAAAAGGATGATAAGGGGAATATATTGGAAGAAATAAACGAATTTGAGTTTATAAATGAAAAATATAAGGCTAGGATAAAGAATGGTTATAAGCCAACATCCCCATGGTATGAAAATATGTGCATGACATTAAATAATAACACAAAAAAGATTGCACAAGAGTTGGATGTTTCATTTCTTGGTTCTGGTGGTAATGTCATTGCTGATGAAGATATTGCGTTTCATGAACAAAATAATGTTGAGGAACCAGTTTGGGTTGATGGGAGAGAAAAAGAATATTGGATTTGGAAAAAACCAATAGAAGGTCATCAATATATTCTTAGTTCAGATGTTGCAAGGGGAGATGGTGAAGACTCTTCAACCATTGTAATAGTTGACTTCACAGCAATGGAACAAGTTATGGAGTATCAAGGAAAGATACCACCAGATTTATTGGCTGAAGTTATATATGAATATGGTAATTTATATAAGGCTTACACCATTGTTGATATCACTGGTGGTATGGGGGTTGCAACAGTTTTAAAGTTACTTGAACTGAAGTATAAATACCTACATTATGATGCACCAAGAGGTAAAATACTTAATAGCAAAAAAGCACAATTAACACCACATTCAAAAGATAGTAAGATACCAGGATTTAATGCCAATGGGGTTAGATTACCAATGATTGCCAATTTTGAACGAATGGTTAGGGAAAATGGTATTCTGATTAAATCAAGAAGATTGGTTTCTGAGATGAAAACATTTGTATATAGAAATGGTAGACCAGACCATATGAGAGGGTATCATGATGATTTAATTATGGCCATGTGTATGGCACTTTGGGTTCTTGAACATTCATTTAAGAAATTAGAAAAGATGGAAAAACAAAATAAAGCCATGTTAGCTAGTTGGACCATTGGTAGTCCCAATAAGACCCCAAAAGAAGAGGATAACACTGGTTTTGTAAGCAAAGCAAATAGAAATAAAAAAGCATTAAAGAAACCTAAGTTTAGTAGAAATGTTTCTAAGAATATGCAAGACCCAAATGGTGACTATTTATGGTTATTTAGTGGATTTAAATAATTATCACAATAATGGTTTAGTTATTTAATAAATTCATTATAATTATAAATATAAATTAAAATAAATATGGCGAAGAAAAGATTAACAATATTTCAAAGGCTTAATAATATATTCGGGCCAGATGGGGTTAATATACCAAAAAATAGTACTAATAGATACTCTATTGGTAAAGATGCTTTACTAAAAACACAAGATAAAGCAGAATATGATGTTGCCAAACTACAAGCGCAACAAAATAAATACTTAGGTGGAACATGGAGGAAAGTTGATAATGAACTTTTTCAAAAAGCCGTTCATTATGAAACCACAAGAATTGGTTCATATTCTGATTTTGAGAGTATGGAGTTCTACCCAGAAATATCTGCCGCTTTAGATATATTCATGGAAGAATCTACCACCGCAAACGAAAAGGGTAGAGTCCTTAATATTTACTCAGATTCTAAAAGAGTTAAAACAGTATTAGAAGACCTGTTTTTCAATAGATTAGATATTCATACATCCCTACCAATGTGGACTAGAAACGTATGTAAATATGGTGATAATTTTGTATTTCTAAATATCGATGATAAAGCTGGGATTATTGGTTGTAGGCAAATGCCAAACTTTGAGATTGAACGTAGAGAGGGGGATTTATACAGTAGACTCACCAACACTAATAGCGCATCTAGTGAGGAAGACCCAAAGGTTAAGTTTATTTGGAGAGGTAGAGATATGGAATTTAATTCGTGGCAAATAGCACATTTTAGACTATTAGGAGATGATAGAAGACTCCCATATGGTACGAGTGTTTTAGAGAAAGCTAGAAGGATTTGGAAACAATTAATTCTATCTGAAGATGCTATGTTGATTTATAGGGTAACAAGGGCACCAGAAAGAAGAGTATATAAAATATATGTTGGTAATATTGATGATGAAGACGTACCAGCATATGTTGATGAAATTGCAAATAGATTTAAAAGACTGCCAATCATTGACCCACAAACTGGTCAAATTGATTTACAATATAACCAATTGGCCAATGACCAGGATTTCTTTATACCTGTTAGAAGTGAAGATGCACCAAACCCTATTGACACATTACCAGGGGCATCTAATTTGGATTCAATCGCAGATATAGAGTACCTCCAGCGAAAATTATTTACCGCATTAAGGGTACCAAAAGCCTTTCTTGGTTTTGAAGACCCACAAGGTGAGGGGAAGAATTTAGCACTACAGGATGTTAGGTTTGCCAGGACTATTAATAGAATACAGCAAGCATTAATAATGGAATTAAATAAAATAGCAATATTGCATTTATTCTTGCTTGGTTTAGAAGATGAGTTAGATAATTTCACACTAACACTTAACAATCCATCGACACAAGCTGAAATGCTTAAATTAGAACATTTACAATCTAAGGTAAATCTATATAAAGATTCAGTATCTGATGCTGGGAATGGTTTTGGTGTTATGTCCATGACAAAAGCCAAAAGAGAAATACTTGGGTGGTCAGATGATGAGATTAAACAAGACCTATTAGAACAGAGACTAGAAAAAGCCGCCTCTTCTGAAATGGAAAATACTTCAGAAGTTATAAAATACACTGGAACATTTGATGAGGTAGATAGAGTTTATGGTGATATCAATATAGCCAAAAATATGGGTGGTGAAGGTGCTGAAGGCGGTGGTGAAGGTGGTGGAGGCGGTGGAGGCGGCTTCGGTGGTGGTGGTGATATGGGTGGTCTTGATTTTGGTGATGAAGGTGGTGATGAAGGTGGTGATGACTTAGGTGGTGAAGACTTGGGTGGTGATGACCTTGGTGGTGAAGACTTGGGTGGTGAAGACCTTGGTGGTGATGATTTAGGTGGTGATGATTTAGGTGGTGGTGAAGAACCAACTGAAGAGTCAATAAAAAAAGATGAAAACTTATTATTGGAAGGTATTAATGACCATAAAAAGCCACGTAAAAAGGAAAGTGACTTTGATAAATTATTGGAATCAATGAAACCAAAGGATAATAGGATTGAACGGGTTAAAATAACTGATAAGAATATAAAAATTAATAAACGTATAAATGATATGATTAATGATATTGATAAAATTATTGATTAATACATTTTATCATATATTTATAAAATATAAAATAAATTAACTATGAAAAATTTTGGGTTTATAAAGACAATATATAATGATATGTTGTCAGAAGCAATAAGTAACAAGGATGTTAAGAGGAAGAAAATATTTAAAACATATCTTAAAAAACTAAAAGAAAATGAGGTGTTAAGAACACAGTTTTTAATATATAAAAATATTGAAAATAAAATTGAAGAAAATGAAACAAGAATTATTGAATATATTAAAGAAAATATATCACTAATGAATAAGTTTTCTAAGAAACAAATACTGAATAGTAATAAGAAATTAGCTAAGGGTGTATCGTTAAAAATAGAAGCATATAAAAATAATGAAGTGATGAAGAAGCTTCATGAAAACATAAGTTATTTAATTCACACACAAAAAAATGCAAAAACTATTGATTCAATATTTGAAAGTGTTTCCCAGATATCTGATTATATAAAAAATAATACAAAGAAAAAAATTACTGAGTCACTTGGTGTTTCAAATGAAATATTAACCTCGGTTGTTGTTGATAAGTATAATGAGAAATATAAGGGATTGTCCGAAGGTAGTAAAAAATTAATTAACACTATATTGGAATCAAGTAACTCAGACAAAATGAAATTTTTTAACAAAACAATTAAAGATTGTTTAGGTATTGTAAATGAACAAATTGTTGATGCCGATTTATCACTTAAGGAAAGTTTGTTATCAGTTAAAGAAAATTTATTGAATAGGGTGTTTAATGAGAATAGTTTTGAAGTTGATATCTTAAAGATATTTCAACTAAAAAAAGATTTAAACGAATAGAACCCAATGCTAACTTGACTTTTATATTTTATTTTATTATATATAATTAAAATAAAATATAATATGACATCAAAAAAAGGTAAACAATTAAGAATTGACAATCATACAAATTATAATATGATATATGGTACGGTTAATAATACCATTCCAAAGTCAATTTATGTTAGTATTTCATCTTGGGCAAAACCAATAATAAATGATGAAATTAATTATAAGAATGTAATAACAACATTACAAAAGAAAATAAGAAAACACTTGTTTGAAAATCTTGAACCAGAGTTGTTTGATATTAAGCGTAGTATTGTTGTTTTTGATATGAGAGAATCTGGTATACGGTTTAATAAGAAAAGTTATATGAATTGTGAAATAACCCTATACCAGAAAAAATTATTTAAATTGGGTGATGAGGTTTTGCAAAACAAGTTAAATAAAATATCAAATATGCTTATACAAGACATTTTAAATAAATCAAAACATTTCAAATTCTTTAAGACAAAAAAATAGTTAAAAGCCCCAGAGCAAAAGTTCTGGGGCTTTTTTATTTTTAACAACATATTTATAATTGTTGGGTTAATTTTAAACAATTATAAACCCA